CAATGCGCTTACTGATGCGGAATTACGCCGTAAGGCCGCAGATGAGCTTGTCCATATGACTGCGAGAATTAACCGTGGTGAGGCGATCCCTGAACCAGTAAAACAACTTCCTGTCATGGGCGGCAGACCTCTAAATCGTGCACAGGCTCTGGCGAAGATCGCAGAAATTAAAGCTAAGTTCGGACTGAAAGGAGCAAGTGTATGACGGGCAAAGAGGCAATTATTCATTACCTCGGGACGCATAAGAACTTCTGTGCACAGGACGTTTCCGCGGTAACAGGCGCAACCGTAACCAGCATAAATCAGGCTGCGGCTAAAATGGCGCGGGCAGGAATCCTGATCATTGATGGTAAGGTCTGGCGAACGGTGTATTACCGGTTTGCTACCAGGGAAGAACGGGAAGGAACGGTGAGCACGAACCTGATTTTTAAGGAGTGTCGCCAGAGTGCAGCGATGAAACGGGTATTGGCGGTATATGGAGTTAAAAGATGACCATCTACATCACTGAGCTAATAACAGGCCTGCTGGTAATCGCAGGCCTTTTTATTTGGGGGAGAGTAAATCGTGGCTGAGTTGATTTTCTCTGCATTGAGGCTTCTCGGTGCTATGTGGATGGTGGCGACGTTCATTGTGGTTGCTGGCTGTTTTGTCCGGTTGGTAGGCGAAGGTAAAGACCTGGTGGGTGTGCTTTTCGGTAGCATTCTCCTGTGGGTGATTATCGGTGTTGCGCCTGTCGCTGTAGCAAAAATGGCGTGGCGTTTTGTGAGTTGAACTGAGGGTAAGTACCGATGGACGAATCAAGAAAGCAGTTTGAAGAATGGTTTGAAAATTACACCGGATGTGATCCTAAAAATAAAATATACGCCAATATGGTTGAGATGTATTGGCAAGCGTGGCAGGCATCGCGAGCAGCTTTTGAAATTGAGCTGCAAAAGCCAAAGAAAGGCCCACTTCCCGGTGATTATCACATTGGCTATGACACAGGTGCAGAATCACAATACGAAAGCGATGTAGAGGCCATCCGCACTGCTGGAGTCAAAGTGAAGGAGTGAGTATGAGCGCATACGAAGAAATCATGTTAGCCCTGCGATTCTTTTTCGGTGTGGAAGAAGATGAAAACGTAAATGAGATTATCGGGCAAGACCATGACCAGATAGGGACTATTGCAGCTGCACTTGACGATTACAGGAGCGTAAATGGTGAGGAAACTAACGTTTGAACTAAGAAGCCCCATCCATCAGCAGAACGCCATTCAAGCTATCCAGCAAATTCTTCCAGACCCAACCAAACCAATCGTAGTAACCATTCAGGAACGCAACCGCAGCTTAGACCAAAACAGGAAGCTATGGGCCTGCTTAGGTGACGTCTCTCGTCAGGTTGAATGGCATGGTCGCTGGCTGGATGCAGAAAGCTGGAAGTGTGTGTTTACCGCAGCATTAAAGCAGCAGGACGTTGTTCCTAACCTTGCCGGGAATGGCTTTGTGGTAATAGGCCAGTCAACCAGCAGGATGCGTGTAAGCGAATTTGCGGAGCTATTAGAGCTTATACAGGCATTCGGTACAGAGCGTGGCGTTAAGTGGTCAGACGAAGCTCGACTGGCTCTCGAATGGAAAGCGCGATGGGGAGATCGGGCAGCATGACTATCAAATCAAATACGCCAGCACACGACAAGGACTGCTGGCAAACGCCGCTTTGGCTTTTTGATGCACTGGATATTGAGTTTGGATTCTGGCTGGATTCGGCAGCGAGCGACAAAAATGCTCTGTGTGCTCACTGGCTAACTGAGGCCGACGACGCGCTAAATTCTGAGTGGATAAGCCACGGGGCAATCTGGAATAACCCACCGTACAGCAATATCAGGCCGTGGGTGGAAAAAGCCGCTGAGCAGTGCATACAACAGCGACAGACGGTAGTGATGCTTGTGCCAGAGGATATGTCAGTCGGATGGTTCAGCAAGGCTCTGGAGAGTGTCGACGAAGTTCGCATTATCACTGATGGACGGATTAATTTTATCGAACCATCGACGGGGCTGGAGAAGAAGGGAAACAGCAAAGGCTCCATGCTGCTGATTTGGCGACCGTTCATCAGTCCTCGACGGATGTTTACTACCGTATCCAAAGCGGCATTGATGGCGATCGGGCAGGGCGTCAGAAGGGCGGCATGAGGCGACAGCGAAGAAGTATCACCGACATCATCTGCGAAAACTGCAAATACCTTCCAACGAAACGCTCCAGAAATAAACGCAAGCCAATCCCAAAAGAATCTGACGTAAAAACCTTCAACTACACGGCTCATCTGTGGGATATCCGGTGGCTAAGACATCGTGCGAGGAAAACAAGGTGATTGACGCGATGATTTATTCGGGGCTATATTCCTCACGCGCCAGCAAAATCTGGCGTCGGGATTAGCACCCCGGATGTTTACGGAGCGATATGAGACGCGCCAGCGTCTTTTTTTCATATCGTTTGCACAGTCACATTCGCGATTTATGGCGGGCTGTGTGGGGGAGCCGAAAGGCTCGCCGGTTTCCGTACCCGGTAGTGCTAACCCCGCACAGTTCGCCACCACGATGATTAGCACCTGACGGTGGCGATAATGTCCAAATGTACGGAGTTATCGTTATGACCACTCAAATCTCTGTTGAAACTCTCTCCCCGATCACCCATAACCAGATTCCTGTTATTACCACCGAACTTTTGGCGCAGCTTTACGGCACTGAGCCGGTGCGTATTCGCCAGAATCATCATGAGAACAAAGTACGCTTCGTTGAAGGGAAACACTTTTTCAAAGTTGTTGGTAATGACCTTAAAGAATTGCGGGTCGCTTTAAACTACTCACAAAATCCAGTTTCACCCAAAGCCCGCTCCCTCATCCTCTGGACAGAACGAGGCGCAGCACGCCACGCCAAAATGCTCGAAACCGATCAGGCATGGGATGTGTTCGAAAAACTGGAAGACTGCTATTTCAGCCAGTGCGAGAAAAATACTGGCAAACAAGAGAAGAAGCTCAACGGGCTTTCCGCAAAAGAAACAGACAGCCTTGTATGGCTGTGGGATTATGCCAACCGCTCACAGGCATTGTTCCGTGAGTTGTATCCCGCATTAAAACTGATTCAGTCTGGCTATTCCGGCATATGCCACGACTACGGCTATGAGTTCTCGTATATCATCGGGAGGGCGAGGGGCGTTTTAATTAATCACACGCGGGATATAGATATTTATGAGCCTGACGGGCCGACGAACCTTCTGGCATGGGAAAGGCTTAAGAACAAAGAGTTGCCGCCTTCACTGCATCGCTACTGACAATTGACAACTTAACAAACCCAGCTTCGGCTGGGTTTTTTATTGCTGAATTTTCAATGTGAGAGGACATGACAATGAATGAGCTGATAAATAGCAATGCCATCAAAATGACAAGCATTGAAATCGCTGAGTTGGTGGGAAGCCAACACGGTAATGTCAGAATATCAATAGAACGTCTGGCAAAGCGTGGGGTGATTCAACTTCCTTCAATGCAAAAAGTTGAAAATAAACAAGCAATTAGCCCTAACAAATTCACAAGCGTGTATATATTCGAAGGCGAACAAGGTAAGCGAGACAGCATTATTGTCGTCGCTCAGTTGTCGCCGGAATTCACCGCTCGCCTTGTTGACCGCTGGCGAGAACTCGAAGGGGCAACCGCGAAAATACCACAAACCTTTTCTGAGGCATTGCGCCTTGCGGCCGACCTTGAAGACCAGAAGGCTGAACTGGAGAAACAGCTTGCTCTCGCAGCACCTAAAGTTGAGTTTGCCGATCGAGTTGGCGAGGCCAGCGGAATTTTGATTGGAAACTTTGCAAAGGTTGTTGGTATTGGTCCAAACAAACTGTTTGCGTGGATGCGCGATCACAAAATCCTTATTGCTTCAGGTGCCCGGCGCAATGTGCCAATGCAGGAATATATGGATCGCGGCTATTTCACAGTGAAAGAAACAGCGGTCAATACAAATCACGGAATACAGATATCGTTCACCACAAAAATCACCGGGCGTGGTCAACAGTGGCTGACAAGAAAGCTGCTAGATAACGGAATGCTTAAAGTAACAGGGGAGGCTGCTTAATGGCTAAACCAGCGCGAAGGAAATGCAAAATCTGTAAGGAATGGTTTCACCCGGCATTCTCAAATCAGTGGTGGTGCAGCCCGGAACACGGAACTAAATTAGCGCTCGAACGACGAAATAAAGAACGCGAAAAGGCGGAAAAAACAGCAGAGAAGAAACGACGACGAGAGGAGCAGAAACAGAAAGATAAAATTAAGATTCGAAAACTCGCCTTAAAGCCCCGCAGTTACTGGATTAAACAAGCCCAACAAGCCGTAAACGCCTTCATCAGAGAAAGAGACCGCGACTTACCATGTATCTCGTGCGGAACGCTCACGTCTGCTCAGTGGGATGCCGGACATTACCGGACAACTGCTGCGGCACCTCAACTCCGATTTGATGAACGCAATATTCACAAGCAATGCGTGGTGTGCAACCAACATAAAAGCGGAAATCTCGTTCCGTATCGCGTCGAACTGATTAACCGCATCGGGCAGGAAGCAGTAGACGAAATCGAATCAAACCATAACCGCCATCGCTGGACTATCGAAGAGTGCAAGGCGATCAAGGCAGGGTACCAACAGAAACTCAAAGACCTGCGAAACAGCAGAAGTGAGGCCGCATGACGTTCACCGTAAAAACCATTCCTGACATGCTCCTTGAGGCATATGGAAATCAGTCCGAGGTAGCCCGAATACTGAACTGCAATCGTGCCACAGTCAGAAAATACATTGGCGATAAAGAAGGGAAAAAGCACGCCGTCGTCAATGGCGTCCTTATGGTTCATCGCGGATGGGGTAAAGATACTGATGCGTGATATCCGGCAGGTTCTTGAGCGCTGGGGGGCATGGGCGGCAAATAACCATGAGGATGTTACATGGTCGCCCATTGCTGCCGGATTTAAGGGACTGATCCCCGAAAAAGTAAAATCACGTCCACAGTGTTGTGACGATGACGCGATGATTATATGCGGGTGTATGGCTCGCCTTAACAGGAACAACAGCGATCTGCATGACTTGCTGGTTGATTATTACGTGTTGGGGGAGACGTTCATGGCGCTGGCACGGAAACATGGGTGCTCTGACACCTGTATAGGTAAACGCCTTCACAAAGCGGAGGGGATTGTTGAAGGCATGCTGATGATGCTGGGAGTGAGGCTTGAGATGGATCGGTATGTTGAGCGTGAATTGCCGGGAGGGAGAACCTCTGTATTTTATCAGCGAAAAAATAGTTTACGATCGTAAAAATCTGCATATCATGATAAGAGTGGTTACATTGCCACGCTGCTTAACCCGCCGATGCGCGGGTTTTTTTGTACCCAGAATCCTGTGAGCTATACGGAAAGTACACAGAAAGGAAGGTGCGACCACAATTAATAACAAAATCTTAAAAATTGCACATGGCACTATTAGTTTTCTAAATATTGTGTATTTTTTGTATTGCAGGATGACCCTGTAACGAAGTTTGCGTAACAGCATTTTGCTCTACGAGTTTGCCAGCCTCCCCCAGTGGCTGGCTTTTTTATGTCCGTAACATCCTGTGTATCAATAAATGTTGTTATCTACGTACGTCAAGTAGTCGCATGAGATCTGACCAGATATGTTAAGGTTGCAGCTCTCTTTGAATATGATTATCATTTTCATTACGTTATTGTTACGTTTATCCGGTGCGCCGTAAAACGCCGTCCTTCAGGGCGTGGAGGATGTCAAGAATATAGTTATCGTATGGTGCTCAAGGAGTATTGTGTAATATGAAAATAATTATTTTTAGAGTGCTAACTTTTTTCTTTGTTATCTTTTCAGTTAATGTGGTGGCGAAGGAATTTACCTTAGACTTCTCGACTGCAAAGACGTATGTAGATTCGCTGAATGTCATTCGCTCTGCAATAGGTACTCCATTACAGACTATTTCATCAGGAGGTACGTCTTTACTGATGATTGATAGTGGCTCAGGGGATAATTTGTTTGCAGTTGATGTCAGAGGGATAGATCCAGAGGAAGGGCGGTTTAATAATCTACGGCTTATTGTTGAACGAAATAATTTATATGTGACAGGATTTGTTAACAGGACAAATAATGTTTTTTATCGCTTTGCTGATTTTTCACATGTTACCTTTCCAGGTACAACAGCGGTTACATTGTCTGGTGACAGTAGCTATACCACGTTACAGCGTGTTGCAGGGATCAGTCGTACGGGGATGCAGATAAATCGCCATTCGTTGACTACTTCTTATCTGGATTTAATGTCGCATAGTGGAACCTCACTGACGCAGTCTGTGGCAAGAGCGATGTTACGGTTTGTTACTGTGACAGCTGAAGCTTTACGTTTTCGGCAAATACAGAGGGGATTTCGTACAACACTGGATGATCTCAGTGGGCGTTCTTATGTAATGACTGCTGAAGATGTTGATCTTACATTGAACTGGGGAAGGTTGAGTAGCGTCCTGCCTGACTATCATGGACAAGACTCTGTTCGTGTAGGAAGAATTTCTTTTGGAAGCATTAATGCAATTCTGGGAAGCGTGGCATTAATACTGAATTGTCATCATCATGCATCGCGAGTTGCCAGAATGGCATCTGATGAGTTTCCTTCTATGTGTCCGGCAGATGGAAGAGTCCGTGGGATTACGCACAATAAAATATTGTGGGATTCATCCACTCTGGGGGCAATTCTGATGCGCAGAACTATTAGCAGTTGAGGGGGTAAAATGAAAAAAACATTATTAATAGCTGCATCGCTTTCATTTTTTTCAGCAAGTGCGCTGGCGACGCCTGATTGTGTAACTGGAAAGGTGGAGTATACAAAATATAATGATGACGATACCTTTACAGTTAAAGTGGGTGATAAAGAATTATTTACCAACAGATGGAATCTTCAGTCTCTTCTTCTCAGTGCGCAAATTACGGGGATGACTGTAACCATTAAAACTAATGCCTGTCATAATGGAGGGGGATTCAGCGAAGTTATTTTTCGTTGACTCAGAATAGCTCAGTGAAAATAGCAGGCGGAGATTCATAAATGTTAAATACATCTCAATTCAGTCAGTTGTTGCCGGTCTGATAATAGATGTGTTAGAAAATTTCTGCATGGTGAATCCCCCTGTGCGGAGGGGCGACTGGTGAACGGTATGATCTCTTTGATGATCGTAAGCGAGAATACGCGGGTTTGGTGGCACCAGGCCGAACTCACCGGGAGGCACCCGGCATCATGCTGTATACAGAGATTAGGCATATATCCAGGCTCCTCATCGCAGGAGCCTTTTTACATGCAAAAAAAAGCCCGAGTGGGTTCGGGCAACAGCATGAGATACTTGCATTGTCATTTTTATCGTGCGGATTTTAACCAGGATTCATAAGGCTGCGCAACTGCGCGGCCTTTTTCGTATTTCGGGCTGTAGTCCCCGTGTGTCATTCAG